GAAACGAGATAATTAACTATGTACTTAACCGAAGGAGATACTATGACTGAATCCGTACAAGAAAATAAAGAGCAACCACAAACTGAAGCTCCAGCAGAAAATCCAAACGATTTAACTATCAACGACTTAAATGCGATGAAAGTTATCATTGATATTGCCAGTTCACGCGGTGCATTTAAACCAAATGAAATGACAGCGGTTGGACAAACTTATACAAAATTAACAGCTTTTTTAGATCAAGTGGCTAAACAAGCTGAAGGACAAAAACAAAATGGCTGAACTTAAACACGTTGGTAGAGTAAAATCTACCAATAAAAAATGCGTTGTTGCATATAGAACATTACCTGGTGATGCATACAACTGCTTAATTGTACCAACTGAAAATCTACCAGACAGTTATCACGATGCTATTATTAATCTAGTAGAAAGTACAACTGGTCAAGATGCTCACGAATTTGCAGATGCATTGGCAAGGGGTAATTTTCCAGATGGTAGCATTATGTTATCAGCATTGCATACACAGGGTAAGTTAGTTAAGATTTCAACAGATCAAGTTGAAATGCAACCAACAACATCTGTATCAATTCTTTTATCAGAACTTAATCAAGTTATTGCAGAGCAACGTGGTGTAGCAATTGACGATCTGTCTGTTAAATCGAATATGCCTGATGCTAAACAAGCAGAAACTCCTAATACTAAAAAAGCTGAAAGCGATGTTACACGAACAACATCAACATCAGTTAATGAAGCTGAAGTAGTTAATGCTCATTTAACTCCGGAAGAGCAGGCAAAAGAGTATCGTAGCAAAGCAGACCGCTTGGCTAAAGATGCCGCAAATTTCCGTAGACTTGCTGAAGATTTAGTGCCGACTAAAAAACAAAAATGATGTCCAAGGGAAAAATCTTTCCCAAGGAAATCATCGAACATTGGCCTGAAGTATTTGGCGAAGTAAAACTCAACGTATTGCCTCTTGGGTATTTGCATTCAGTTTTGGTTAATTTTAAAGATGGTAAAACGTGGGAAATCAAAGTAACTACGCTTACACGTAATGAAGGATGGTCTAGTTTTGAATTGAATCTTCGTGAGCTTGTAAAAACTTACGAAGATTCTATTGATAATATAGATTTTAAGTTAGATACTGAACGTGTTAAAAAAGACATTGTAAAATCAACCCAGAAATTCTTAAAGAAAAAGAAGTTATAAATAATGAATGTTCAGCTATTATCCTATTCTCAACCAACAGCGGAATTTAGAGATTTGGGTCTCGCAGATGCTCAGGAACTCATTGCGTATTGCGCCCGTGTCAGTAATCCCTCCAATCAACTCAACACAGACACATCAGAAAAACTTATCAAATACTTGGTCAAACACCAACACTGGTCACCCCTCGAAATGGTCAGTGCCTGTATCGAAATCACCACAACAAGAGATATTGCCCGTCAAATCTTGCGACACAGAAGTTTCAGTTTCCAGGAGTTCTCTCAACGCTATGCTGACCCAACGAAAGATCTCAATTTTGTTACAAGAGAAGCTAGATTGCAAGACGAAAAAAATAGACAGAACAGCGTCCCAGTTGATGATCAACTGTTACAAAATGAATGGTTTAGAGCTCAACAACGAGTCATCTATGCCGCAAAGCGAGAATACGAGTGGGCTATTAAAAACGGCATAGCTAAAGAACAAGCTCGGGCAGTACTACCAGAAGGACTTATTGAAAGTCGTTTATATATGAATGGTACACTACGTTCATGGATTCATTTTATTGAGTTGCGTAGTGCTAACGGTACTCAGAAAGAGCATCAAGAAGTTGCTATTGCCTGCGCAAAAGTAATAGCCACTATTTTTCCTCTAGCGGCCAATCTCCTTTAAATGTCTCGGGTGGAAACATCTTGATGTGATTGTTAAATTCAGATTCTAGCCAAGCGTAATCGTTTATCTTGGCTAGCATGGTTTTATCGTCTTTATAAGTTTTTCCAAACCACTCCCCAGCACTTGCTCCTCCTTTGGCATATTCTCCAAAAGGCCGATCTCCACCAATATGTGTCCATACTTGCAATCTACCTGCTGTTTCTGTATCTAGTTGCCCTGTAATAGTTCTGCTTGCCAACTTAGCACACTCTCTAAATGCGCTACGCCAAGTACATAATGGATTAATATTAAATCTTGTTATGTTTGATATTTGTGACATAGATTTAAATCTTGAAGATATACTAGTGGTCATATCTGGTGAGGATGTATTCATATGCAATGTCAACTGTGTTGGCAATAATTTAACACCACCGTATCCATATTCTAAATCATTTATTGGATTTTTGCTTTTCCATACGTGTACAATATCTTCTTCGCTAGAGTCTAATGTTGTATCAAATTTAAAATCTGATAATAAATCTGCATCTACGTCAACTACCCAAAACATTTTAGTAGTTGCTAGTTTGGCCGCTTCAATATGTGCTTGATGTATGCCTTTAACTCCGTGAATTCGATACACCCTGTTTGGAAGATTGGCAGTTTTTTTTAAAAATCTAAAATATAGATTGTTTATATCTGGTTCATCAAATGATAAGAATGCAATATCGTACATTATCGTCTCCGAATAATTCTTGGAGAATTATTATACACTGCTTTAAAAAACTTGCTACCATCAGAATCTAAATCTGCCAGCTCCAAACCGCACTCGTGTTTCAATGTTTCACCAAGACCCATGATTTCATAACGTAACATTTTATCTTCTATCTTGCTGTATTTTATTTTCCACTCGTTCGTGAGCCATTCAAAATCACGCACATTGGCATAATCCCAATCAGTACAATTAGTTAAGTATGCACCTTCTCTTGCACCATGCATACTCCATAACCCGTTCTCAACGTCGGCGCCAATATTGCACCATACCAACATTCTATCGTAATTCTGCCACCATATTGATTTTAGATCTACGGCTTTGGCCCCTTGTTCAAGTGACATTTTTACGCCTTCACGGAAGCCGGCACGCCATGCTTGGAATGGAGTGCCATTGGTAAAACTTTCACTATAGTTATCATTAAATTGATAATATTTGTCATCAAAACAAAATTCAACTAAACCTTTAGTATCAGTGGGATCTGAGTTTTCATGTGTCTTCATGTTGTTTACAAATTTGCGTGTCCACATTTTTAAGCCACCGTTGCCGTACATAAGCCCGTTGACATGCACTTTTCCGCACCAGCTGAACACGTGATCCGGAGTAAGTCCAAGAGCATCTAAATCTATTTCAACTTCAAGAAATTTTGGATCAACAATGTTATCAGCATCTACAGTAACAAAGTATTCTGTTTCACTCAATGCGGCGCAGGCTTTATGTGCGGCGTCGCTACCTTTAACTCCGTGTACACGTTTTGCCCACGGTACTTTGTTGCATAAGTCTGCATAATTTTTTTCAGCATTTGGCTCATCATAACTAAGAAATATGATGTCTTGTTCTATAACTTTAATAATGTTAGTCATTTGTTTCTTTCCATTCTTGTATGCAGTACGAGAAAAATGGATTCCTTGTAAAAATATTGACTTTTTTGATATCCGATTCACGTTCAGATACAAACGGTATAACGGTCTTGTCCTGAATTAATTGTTGTATATCAATTATTACCGGTTGTATTAACAGGTTAGGCTCATTTGCCGCTGTGATATAGAATTCTGCATTTTTGTATCGTATACCCGAAATATGATTTTGATCATATATACGCTGTCTAAATTCATCGGTGATGATAAACACCCATACTTTTTTAAAAGCATCATAATGTATTGTTAACTCAGTTTCAGGATTGTTAGTACTCGTGATCTTTTCAAGTAAATTATTTTTAAAGAATATATTTTGATTTTCTTTTTGAACTAATTCAAACTCATGATCTACCTTTTTTGTTCTACAAATTACCCAGTCAGAAAACTTTTCAATGCCGCTGACAAATAAATGGTATTGCTCTTTGGTCACTTCTAGCTTGTATTCATACTCGGTTCGTAATTCGTTAGAAAATGCAAGTAAGGTGCCATTACTGATATCAAAATATGCATACAGTTTACTTGACATTTGCTAACTCCTCTAATTCCGTTAATAATGTATCTGTTACAAAATTCTTTTCTACATAATGGAATAATTTATCTTGGGCAATATTGCCAACTACTAATTTACCATTAGATGTTAGATGGTGTGGAACCATATCTTGCCAGCTTTCTGGATTAATAGTCCAGCCTTGTATAGGAGATTTCATATGAGTAAATTGTAACGGAGAATTTGTATCAATTATATCTCGTACTCCTGCTAATTCTATTGCAACGGCGCATGCCACATCCATACTTAACCAGTTTTGATATTCTAAAGGAGCAAATTTTCCATAACATAATTCCCAGTTACTCACAACAAATTCTAATATTTTGTAAAATTCAGCTACTTTTTTAGATTTTTTAAAATAATGTAGTGCATGATAAACATTGGACAAATTATTTGCTACAAATGTTTTGCGATGTACAGTATCAATGACATTTTCTAATTTGTAATTTGTAATTTTTGAGCAAAAACGAATGTCAAAATTAGCGCAATATGTCCACCATGTACTAATATCTTCCAACAACAACATATCTGCATCTAACACAATGGTTTCATAATACGGACTTGCATGATACAACTTCCAACGATTTTCAATTTTCCATTGAGTATTTTTAGCATCATCATTCCACGGAATTGGAATAATTTTATCAAACACTGCTTTGTATTTTTTTGGAACTCGATTATTTGTAACTAACGATATATTAGTTACATCGATTTGTGTTGATTTAATACTCAAAGCAAGTGCATAGGCCTGTCGGATGTAATCACCATTTTTGTTATTTTGAGCAAGTACCACAAATCCTTTAGACACCAGAACCTCCATCGATAAATCTAGTGAGGCTGAGTTTGTTCATGATATGCACGTCAGTGTCATTCAAAGACACAGCAGTATATTCTCCTAGGTGATTTTCTTTTTCAATTAAAAATTTCATTTTGCCATCTTTGATAGATATTAATAGATCCCTATCAGAAATATATAACATTTTTCCAGGTAACTCCTGTGCAAATATACCCGATGTTTTTGCATTCATGAGATGAATTGCAATACTAAAAGCAAAATCATTCCTAAATGTAGCAACTTCTATACTGTACAGTGTTCTAAAATATTGCCAATTAGATTTAATATAGCTGATAACATCAAAAAAAGATTTTACTTCCGGTGTTTTTTCAAAAATAAATGTAGTGGCCCAATAAAATGGAATACTATATTGATTTATTCTCTCAAATTCTGTATTATCTCTCCAAGACGACAAACTACGACTATCTTTATATATTTGGAAATTGTGGTCAGACTCTAATGCACCCAACAGCAGAGTAGAGTTAATAACGTAATCGCTGTCAATAACTAGTGTTCTGTCATATGGTGTTAGATCATATACTGAGTTTCGATCTAAATTTTTCCATTCTAAAAATTTTGATGACAGTGTGCCGTCGTTGAATCGTTTTTGATTAGTTGTGGACGCATATTCTATCTCAATAATTTGATCAAATACTGTGGATTCTTTAGGGTACGCTGACAACATCCAGTCTGCACAATCAGTTATAACGCTGACTGGTATATTTAAAATAGTTTTTACTCGGTTGGCGGCAAAAATTGCCAGCTTGACATAGTCTATGGATGAATTATTTTGAGCAAAAATAACTGCGCCGACTGTTTTCATAAGTCAATTAAATCGCTTATTTTTCTTTTGGATTTGATAGCTAAGAATCTAGTAGAGTAATCGGCTGTTACTTCAAAATATTGAGATGTTATTGCATTAAAAAATTCTTGTACGTCTGCTACTACAACTGGATTATTATTATCATCTATCAACACAGCATCTATTGCTCGATCTAGATCGATCATTAATTTTACAAAGTTAATCAGTGTGGGTGTGATTTTGAATGTGGATCCGTTGATATAATAGATTAATTTTTGATCAACTTCTTCACACAGCAAACGTCGTTGATTTGATAACGTTGCCATGTAGTTCACAACTTCAAAGGCTTTTTGAATTTTTTCGTCCATAGATAACTCCGAGATAGTGTAATAATACACTACTTTAATTATCTAGTCAAGGGTTTAGAAAATTTAAATTAGGTTCAATTGAATTGAATGGTGACTGTCTTGGTACGTTGGGCAATTGTTTGACCGGAGGTTCCGCCAACAAATGTTGGAAAGGTAAAATTAAATGTGTAGTTGCCTGCAGGCATAATCACTCCCGAAATGACGTATCCTCCCAGGACACTGTCAAGTGTTAAAGTTCCGGGAGGGTTTGGATTCGGGCCACCGCTGTTGGTTGTTGTGGAATAGTTGACAACTGCACCCGGAACTCCTTGGGTAATTGTGATGTCAAACGGTTGCCCGGCAACACGGTTGCCACCAAATGAAGGTATTGACACTTGTTCATCAGGATGTATCACAACTCCAATAGTAGCACTTGCATTGTACAGTGCGCTGCCGCTGCCTATTAAACTAACATCATACTGTATTCTCTGTACACGATCCAGCAGTGAGGTATAAGTCTTGAAGCCTATATCGCTTAGATTACCAGATCCGCTGTCAACCACAGGTGTAGCATCACTTGTGCCAGTATACGAATAAGCGCCGTATGGCAATCCTCCATAGAGTGCCCACTGGTAGCTTTGATTCACCTTGGGGTATTGTGGAATCGAAGTCACATAGGGTTGATACACAGTGAATTCTCTACTTGCAGAGGTTGAACCGTTTCCAGTGGCAGTGATAGTTGCTGTTTGAACACCGTACCCGCCAGCTTGCCAAGAATAAGTTCCGCTGGTACTCAGTGTAGTTGATCCGCGATTAGTAACTTGACCAACCACAGCACTAGCATAACTGGTTGAATAAGTCACTGAATATGCCTGTCCTATACCGTACCCGCCAATTGGAGTAATAGCACCCATGGTGATAGTAGGAGCAGGATCAGGTGCAGGTGGCTCGGGTGGCGGTACATAAGGTGGCGGAGTTGTACTGGTATCACCAACTGTTATTTCAGGACTGGTTACCTCTGGAGAGGCTACTGTGCCAGTGACAGTTCTAATTGACACTGTGAATTTTTCAGGACCTTCTGTTGTGGAATCTGCTGTGGGTGTTACTGAGAACGAACCAGTGCCGTTTATACCAGTAGTAGTAATATTAAAGGTGCCGTTGCTGGTTGCAAAATCACCTGCGCTAGTTGTTACGTTATTGATTGACCAATACAACGGCGTCCCGTCAGGTACATTTGTCGTAGTAACCGTAAATGTCAAACTGCTGCCTTCGTTCACACTGTATATACTTGTTGCTATACTATAAGTTGGTACTATAGGAGTAGTACTGGCATCAACTACTCTTACTGTGGCGCTAGTTACCTCCAGCTGGCCATTTATACTGCCAGAACGTAATTGTATAATAATAGTTTCTTCGCCTTCTGTTGTGAAATCAGCAGTTGCGGTTAGTGTGATAGAGGCAGAGCCTCCAGATATGGTAACAAAGCCATTATCAGTAGTTGCGAAGTCTGCTGAGTTTGTGGTACCAACGTTGATCCAATATACCAGGGTTCCTTCTGCAACGCCAGTAGTGGTAATATTAAAAGTTACTGGAGATCCTTCATTTTGAACAGTTGTACTTGGTGTTATTGTATAGAATACAGGAGTCAATGATGTATCACTGATTGCCACTGTATCAGCAGGTGGGCCAGCCAAGTCTCCATTAACTGACCCAGTTAACAGTTGTAAGATAATAGTTTCGTTAACAAATTCTGTTGTAAGATCTGCACGTACTTGTCTAGTTATAGTTGCACTATTGCCTGTTATATCAACAAACCCCGAATTGACTCCGTCAGTAAAATCTGATTCGGTAGACGATCCTAAATTTTTCCAATATAACCTAGTGCCATTTATAAGGTTGGCAGTACTGACAGTGTAAGTAACTGTGGCTCCTTCGTTTATTAATGTAACGTTAGGTCTAATGCTGTAAGACGGTGGCGGAACAGCATATGCTGAGGAATATGTCCATCCAGCGCCGGTGAACTGTACTTGTGGATATGCAACTACTACGTTTGCTCCCGTGGCAATGTACATTTGACAAATGCTATTTAAAGTTCCAACGACTGGCTCAAATACTCTATAAGTGCCATCGTTACCCGCATCAGTATACGACCATGTTGGTGTAAGAACTAGTGCGGAGCCGTTTAATATTCTTGCATATAAATCATATTGATTAGGAGTATACTGATTGCCTGCTTCAACTAATTTACTAAAAATTAATTGATTTGTTGAAGTTAAATTAGCAAAACCGACACTAGTAGCAGGAGTACCAGTGCCTGTATTAGTAGTTGAGGAATTAGTCAACTTTATTATTCCCATGTTTCTTAATAATACGTCCCATGATTCATTTACTAATTTACTATCTCCGGTTGTGGTAAAATTAGTAAGTGTAGAACTAACTTGAAAATTGCCGCCGGCGTTGAAGAACCAACGAAGCCTATTTGCTGTTCCAAATTCTATAGTTAATGTTTGGTTAACTGTACCATTCCAACCAGAAGCTCTATTTGATGTTATTAGAGTTATAAAGCTAGATTCACCGCTAGGAGGAGCAATTGTTCTGTTATTATTAATCAATGTTGCCATGCTCAAATATGCCGCACGGTCTGCATCGGTTAATTTAATATCAAGCGTAGGAAGACCTAAATTCCCAGATTCATCTACACCGCTTTGATGTTGCCTAGCTTTAAGTAAATCGTTTCTTAAAGAATTCCATTGGTTAACTGAAACAAGGGAGTGCTGGGCAACTTGACTACTGGTAACTGTTTGGCCGTATCCTGAGTCGCCTGACCCTGTGCCAAACACATTGTTTACTATGGTTTGTATTTGATTGTAATCTAAATATTCTACTTTAGATCCGACGCCTGCTGCCATTGTTGTCCCCTATTATGTATGTATTTATTATCAAAGTATTGGCATTAAAAATACTTTGACCTACACATTTTTATAAACTAGTTGTGGAACTTGTTGGAGCAGTTACTGAAACATTTGAGCCTGTGGCAGTGAATGCTTGAACTAAGCTGGTCAACGTACCATCTGCTGGTTCAAAAATTCCATAATTGCCGTCTTCTACATAACTCCATGTTGGCGTAAAAATAATGCTGTTGCCAGATTTTCTTGCTTTTAACTCATATCGATTAGGAGTATATTGGTTTCCTGCTTCAACTAATTTAGTAAAAATCAGTTGATCCGTAGTGGTTAAGTTATAAAAACCAATTGCTTGAGCTGTTCCTGTTCCACTTTTAGTTGTTGAATATGCATCAAAACTAATAATTCCCATATTGGTTAGCAAGGTTGCCCATGATTGGTTAACTAATAAACTAACACCAGCTGAATAACCAGTCATTGTTGAGCTAAATTTAATGGAACTACCGCTGTTAAAGAAAAATCTACCAGCATCTTCCGATGCAAATGTTACAGTCACTTGATGGCTAATAGTAGTCGACCAGGAAGCAGTCCTAGTTACTGTTTGTAAATTTGTTAACGATGCTTGATTGCTGGGCGGTGTTATTAATCTATTTGTAGTTGCAACATCTGCAAATAAACTATACGCCGCTCTATCAGATTCTCTAATACGAGTAGTAGTCGATGCAACTGTTAATAGTCCGCTTTCGTCTACCGATGTTTGATGATTACGTGCTTTTAACAAGTCGTTACGCAATGCATTCCACTGCGCAACTGTAATCCTATTAGCCCTAGCAACTTGACTACTGGTAACAAGCTGTCCGTAGCCAAAGTCTCCAGAACCATTACCCAATACGTTATTAATTTTGGATTGTATAGTATTATAATCAGTTGCTAAAACAGCAGTATTTACGCCAGACATAAGAATTCCCTTATTATAATATTAAACATTCAACTAATTTAATTAAAGGATCGTTGTTGGTTTCCAATGCTATGGCAAATGTATCAGGATTGCCAGCGCCAGCTGATTGTGCTGTTCCATCTGGACCTGCAACTAGATGTTGACCTTTAACTATTGGACCTGTAACTTTTACAGGAACTCTGCCTTTCAATGCAATAGCTGTACCGTTTTCTAAATTTGTATTCATTAAATACGCAGGGTTTGCAGATACTGGACCAATTGCTCGAGTGCCAAGCTGGCATAGTGTTATTTCTTTCTCGCCGCCAATCATTACCACAGTGCCAACTTCGTATTCCGCATCAGCAAGATATTTTTCGGCCAAGTCAGCATAATTGGCTTGTGTTGCTACACCTGAGAATAAAATTGCAGACAGTGTACCTACTCCATCTCTAGCGGCAATAGTATTAATGCCCGGATCTGTACTTGCTGATCTATAAGTACCGTTGACTGTTAATTTGTCTGCTTGATCAATCGTGCCGTATATGTAGTTTGCATACAAGTTGTTAAACTTTAAAGTAGGTGAGCCTAAATTGGAAGTAAGGGTTATACCTGGTAAAATGTCAGTGCCTACCAATTTCATTGGAGTTTTTTCAGCACTTGATACTGTTGTTTTAAAAACAATAGTATCTCCTTGTTGATTATAAATTGTTGGGGTAGTGGCACTGTCATTAAACACACGTAATTTAACAACTGGGTTTCCAACTGTGTAGCCTACATCGGCAAAATTAATTGAAGAAGTAAAACTAGTTGCTCCGGCTCTTACAAACTCACTGATTGCGTAGCCGCCCAATCTCTCCGAGTTAGTTGCTGTTCCAAAAAATCTGTGTCCGCTAGTTGTTTGTCCCAGCAGGGCGCCTTCGGAATTAGTATAACACAGTGTAACACCTTGTCGAATTTTTGTAAATCCAGTAATAGCATTCACCGCAGTGTTTAATGTGAAGTCTGCATCTGAACTAATAGTAAAAATAGTATTTCCATTAGAGATACCTTGTATAACTGCATGAGTAGCGCCGTTAGTATCTGTTAAACTGGCTGAACGCATTTGAGTTGTTGCCGAACCTGCTACGCCTTGCGGTCCAATTAGTTGATATGGATTAACTGGGTCAGATGTGTATGCGTATAATTGATTGTTGGATGTATCCCACCAGAAATCACCTACTGATAATCCAGTTGGAGGAGTTGTGGAAACTTCGGCGCCGCCGGTAGTTTTAAATTTTGTGCCGTCGTAGAATTTTAATTTGTTGTTAGCACTATCGAACCATACCTGACCAGAAAGTGGACGAGGAGGTCGTGTTGGACTAGCAAAGTTTTCAAGTAAGAATACAAGATTTTCATTTTGAATTTCACCGTAACCTGCGTAATTTTTACCAATTAATTTAACATCGAGCGTACTATCAATAGTGCCGTCAGCAACTACTGTAATTTGTGCTCCATTATATCTGTTTATAGTGTATGCCATTGCGCTCTTTTCCTTATTTCAGTATTTATTCTATTTTAGTGTTACAGCGAACCGCCGTATTGCCATTCTTTTGTGGTGCCAACTGTTGGTGTCAAATTAAATTGTTTGTATTTACTGTCTAATCCAACGCCATTTTCAGGTTTTTCAGTGCAAATTAAACGTAATATAGTCTCACTTTCATGTTCAGTTGGTGGAAATATTTTTGCAAGTATGCTTGTTGCAATTTGTGCTGGAGTTAATCCAGTAGTATCTGCACTTAACCCCAACGAAGCTTTACGTACTGTAAAATCTACGTAGGATTTATTGGCACCGTGAGCAGGATCTGTAGGAGTAGCCAAGTTTGAAATTTTAGCATTATTCATGCTAATAGTTCCAGATCCATTTGGACTTAATATAATGTTGGCGTTAGCTGTTGTACTGGCTATTGTAGTACCATTTATATTTAAATTACTAACTTGCAAACTAGATAATGTGCCAACACTAGTTAGTCCCGGAGCACTTGCAACTGTTGTGCCTAAACTAGTCTGACTTAGCACATCAAATCCTGCAATTCTATATACTTTGTTAGTTGCTAAATTAAAATGTTCTGAAGAAGTCCATGTTGCTCCAGTACTGGACCACGTAAGTGTTTTATTAACATCGGTACCTGCGGCTATTGCAATGCCGCCACCGTTGGCAGTACTATTTGTAGCTAGGACTTCGGGAACTGCTGTAGCTGGTTGTCCTAACACAATTAGTTTATCTTCTATTACTACATTTGTAGTATTAATTGTAGTTACATCGCCATCCACAGTTAAACTACCACGAATACGTGCATCACCATTGACATCTAACGTTGCTGATGGCAGTTCTGTATAAACACCCATACGTTGAGTAGTTGCATTGATAAAAAATGCAGTTGACAACCCACTTCCACTTAGCAAATTAATGCCAAAGTTTTGATTACTTGTATTTGATTTAAACTGGAATATAGATGTGGTAGCATTTATTTCAGTGCTAGCGCCCTCGCCCAGTACTAACGGAACTGAATTTTGTATAGATATAGTTCCTGTTGTAGCAGAATCATCTAGGGTTGATAAAAAGTTTGCCGCTGTGCGTGGTGTGCCGTCTGCTGCCAATAACGAATCTGCTTGAGACGAAGCTACAGAAAACTTTACACCCGGCAGTGTACTAACATTAAACCCAGTTGAAATACTGCCTGCAAATCCTGCAATTGCTGAGCCTGGGGTAAACGAATCTTTACTGAAAATTCCTAATAACAATTGCGCTACATATAATTTTAAAATAGTATGAGATACACCCACGGTATCAACTATGTCTTCTGCATTAAAACCAGTAATGCCTTGTTCAGATGTATAAGTTGGGCCGGCTAATTTGGTTGATAATCCATCATTAAAGTACAATTGCTGGCGAGTACTGTCAATCCAGATGTCGCCTGCCGAAATAGAACTTGGAGGAGTTTTAGAAACTATAGTGCCGCCGCTAACTTTAAAATTACTACCGTCATATACTTTTAATCTGTTTTCAGTAGTGTCAAACCATAATTGGCCAGTTAAAGGATAGGAAGGCTGAGAAGTACTTGCAAAATTTTCTAATAGTTTGATTAAGTTTTCATTAATAAAAATACCGTAACCTGCAAGATTTTTTCCAATAAGAGTAAGGTCTGTTGAAGTTTGATCTAAACTGCCGTCAACAATTTGTGTTATTGTTGTGCCATCTGTTTTTGTAATTGTATAGCTCATTATAGGACACCAGTAAAAATTATATAATTTATAGTTGTGTAAGGATTCATTATTGTAACGGCTGCGCCAAACGTACTTGAGATAACACCACCGCTGTTAGGCAGTCCTGAACCAGTACTTGAATTTGGAAGACCAAGCCCTGGGACTGCGGCTGTGTCACTGATTCCGCTGGGCAAGCCTGCCGCATAATATTGTGCAGAAGGACTGCTAAGATTATGTTTGTGGTCTGGTAAATTATTAAGTGTTAACGTAACCGCTTGAAAACCAGAACCTGTACCAACTATGTCAGCAGTAACGTCAGTAACTCTGTTAGCAGATCCGCCGCCGGCATTAATCAAAATACTAGCATCATCCTTTGACGGAATACGATTGCCATTATCCATGCTATCCATACCCAATGGAAACCTGCCTCTTAAATCAGGCAAGGCAAAAGTTGCCGCGCCTTGTAATAACGTAGCTGATTTGTAAGTATATCCTATACATCCGTATAACGCAGGATAATCAGCTGTTCTAACTTCGCTACCATCACATAATAAGTAACCGTCTGGAACTGTTGTTCCCGCATATGGCATTATTGCACCAGTTGGAACTGTTGACACATGTCTCAATAATGTTTCTTTGGTCATTCGTAATAAATTTGCGCTGCCACTACGAAATACTAATAATTGATCGGATAATAATGAATCATCAGCGGCAAGTTTATTACTAATAAAATTTTGACTAATAGTTGTTGTGAATGTTGCAGTGCCTAACAAACTTTGTCCAGTAAAAATAACAGGTTGACTGCTTACATCACCTTCCATACTAAACGTTGTTGGACTTGCAAGTCTTGCGGCCGCGCCGCTAATACTTCCTTGCAATGTTCCAGTAAATGTTCCATTAAAATTTCCGCTAAAAGTATCAGCATATATATTTCTAAATGATTTTGTTTGTGATCCAATATCAAATATTCCAGTTGTGCTTGGCAATATTACAGAACCTGCAGATTCTAATCCTGTAGTAGGATCTAGCGTGTTCAAATACAGTTTACCGTTGATAGTTGCATCTTTACCAATTCTAATATTTTTAGTTACTGAAAGGCCGCCGGTAGTTTTAATACTGCCAGTAGTCAAAGATGTTGCATCAGTTGTACTAGTTACTGACAAGTCGCCACTAGAAGTAAATGTGCCAGCAACATCTAATGTGGCTGTAGGTGCAGTATTATTTGATCCAATTCCTACTCTGGATAATGCATTTATATGTAATACAGTAACTGGTACACTACTGTTGTTTAATCTAAAATCAACACTATCACCACTAGACTTTGAATATAACACTGTGCTAGTACCATCTCTACCTATGTTAAAACTAGAGTTGCTGCCAATAGTTATGCCGCCGTCTGTCCGGATTGTCAACGGAAAATTACTAGTACTAGATGTGTCAGATCTTAAAAAATTTGATGAAGATACAGAAACTCCGGTGACTAGTAATGCATCAGCATTACTTGCTGTTCCCCATATCCTAGACAAACTTGTAGTATTGGTTGAATCAACAGAACTAAGATTAAATCCTTGATTAATAGTAGTAAATCCAACTATTGTTGATTTTGGTGTGAATGTTTCTTTGCTTATAATTGCTAATTGATAGTTATTAGCATACAAAGATATTACACTGTGAGTTACATTTGATGTGTCAATGATTGTATCTACTACAGTACCTGTTAAACTGCCAGAGCTAAACTGTGGGCCAATCAGTAACCAATTGCTACCAGAGAATACATATAACTGAGATGTTGTAGTGTTAACCCACAAGTCGCCTGGATTACTGTTAGCGGCTAGTGGTGCTGACCCTGCTTTTTTTATAGATCCTGCCGCCGTCCATATTGCTCCATCAAATACTTTTAATAAATTTACACCGCTGGTATTATCATACCACAATTGTCCTTCAATAGGATTTTCTGGTGCTGTATTATTTGCAAAATTTTCTAATAAATGTAAAAAATTGTTTGCAACAACTGGAGCATATCCTGCATAGTTCTTTCCTACAAAAGTTAAACTTGTTTGTGAATTTAAAGTTTGATCTGCTACTGTTAGTGCAGGTTTTGCGGGGTTAGTTGTTTCAGTAAAAGTAACTTGATAACTCATTTGTTATACTCCCACGATGCCAGTTAGACTTTGTATACGTACAGTATAATCAATTTGAATTAAACGGTTCAAAGATTTCTGCACAGGATGGAAAATCACGTGAGTTAATAATAAACTATTTCCGCTTGCGCTGTAACTCTTCAAACCTAATTCATCAAACACAAACGAACCGTTTGTATCTGTTGTGTTGTCAAAGGCTTGTTGGCCTGAAGTATTTCCGTCACCGTAGTCTAATAAGCAAGTTACAAACACATCAGTATAACTTGTGCCAGTAACGTGTCTAACTTCAATGAAATTTCTGCTAGGGTCTGCATTGTTACTGGAATTTTGATTTACCACTTTTTGGAAAGTTTGATTGTACAAACTGGCATTTGACCCTGAACTGTTGGGGGTCAAATATGTGATAATACCTGTTGGATCAATAGCTGTGCCACCGTTGCCAAATGCCATCTCATAAACAAATCCGTTGCCGCTATTTGCTATGCTGTTGGCTAACGCTATACTGATATTTTCATAATGAATTGCATTACGTTTATTAATATAGACGGTTTTAGACTCAGGATCCCATATTTTAATATGTCCTTCGATGTGAATTCCGGTTGTTTCTTGACTCTGCATAGTGAACTCTCTTTATATTATATTTATCAATGTTTATTATCTGCTA